GCTGGAAGCAGTACCCGTCCTGAATGCGGGTGATCCCCGGCTCCGGGTAGAAGTAGAAGGGATCGACGCGCTCGTACTCAGGCGCGATCTTGTCCACCGGCACCGCCATGGTGCGCCCCGAGGCGTCCTTCTGCCAGCCCAGTGTGCGCTGGCGGCGCACGACGGGACCCTTGATGACAGCGGCGGGGTAGGTGACGAGGTCGGTGATGAAGTCGTTGAAGCTCTCGGCCCAGCCGCCCTCTGCGAACTGGTCGGAAATCTTGTGCTTCATCTTGTCGGCGCGGTTCTGCGCCGCCTGAAGCATCTTGAACCGGTACTCCTGCGACACCGCCTCCTTGGCCTCGGCCATCTCGGACGGCGTCATGGCGCGGAGTTCTTCCTGAAGCAGGCGGGCGACCATGTCAGCGAACGCCGCCTTGATCTCCTGTGTCTGTGTAGGTGACAGGTCGGGGATCGGCGTGGGCTGGATGTCCCACGGAGGTGTGCCTGTGTCGAGCAGGATGTCCCGCAGCCAGCTTTCGGCGGCGCGGCACTTCACCTCGGTGATCATCATGTAGACTTCGGAGCCGCCCTGCTTCTGGATCGCATTGAGCTTCTCGGGTTCGTACTCACCGTTGCGCTGGCGCATGGCCCGCAGCATGATGTCTTCGATTGGCTTCTTGGCGATCTTCGCCGCGTCCCAGCACTCGCGCAGATAATCCACGATGCCAAGCATGAGGGAACTGGACTGCCGTGCCTGAAGCTCACGGTCAATCTGTTCGCGTTCCTGCCGTGCAAGCTCGTCGTTCGAGACTACACGGAATATGCTCAACCCAGCAGCCATGGTTTACAGTTGTAGAGGATTTGTGCTGTGGTTGCAATACCCAAAAGAAAAAGGCCCTCGACGGTAGGCGAGGGCCAAGTCACAGGGGTTGGTCTCATGGGAGGAAACCGAGGTGGAAGCTATCACGTCCAGCCTGCGGCGGCAAGCACCTTGACCTCGCGCCGCGCCTGAAGGGCCGCACCCTCACCCGCCGTGGCGATGTGCAGCATCAGGTACTGCAAGGCTTCTGCAACGTGTGAGTGTTTGTTCTTATCGATATCGCTGTCGCCCTTGGGTTTGTAGCGATATCCGCCCATCATTGCAGCCTTAAGCTGTGTACATCTGGGGTCCACGAGGAAGGCCGGGTCGCCGTCCACCTGCCGCATGAGGTAGTCATCCACCGCGTTGATACGCGCGGAGATAGAATTTGTCCGCGCCGGGATGACCTTCAGCCCTTCGGCCTTGATGATGTCCACCGCCGACCTCTCGTCCGTCTGCGCCCGCTGGATGCCAGCGGGGTCTGTAACGACGAGAATGGGCGACCCCGAAAACCGCTCGAAGAGCAGTGGCTTGAGGATTTGGCGCACGAACCGCTGGACCCCCATGTCGAAGCTGACCGCCTCGGCAAGGACGAGCGCCCGCCCGCGCGGGTCCTGCTGACCGATGACAGCAGCAGGCGTAAGGCCCAAGTCCATGCCCACCACAATGGGACGCACGCCATTGGCAATATGGCGAAGACACTCAGAGGCCATGTGATAATCAGTACGGAAGTACTTATACACAGGCATACCCGCCGAACTGAGGCCGTACTCACCGTCGATGTAAACCCGGATGTACTCATCTGAGCGTCCTTGGGTGTCGTAGTAACCATCGGGGAGATTTTCGATGTTCTCGGCGTAGGGACTGCGGCCTGACGGCTGCTTGAACACAGCCCAGCCGTTGTCGTTGGGGCTGACGCCGTCCTTCGGGTCCAGCTTCTCCATCTGATAGTACCACCATGTGTCCATGGTGGGCGGGTTGGTGTCGCCCCACATCCCGTGCCACGTCGGCCCGCCGTCCTTCGCGGACGGGAAACGGCCAATACGCTTGGACATGGCGTCCACGATGTCAGGGTGGATGTCCCGGCACTCGTTGAACCACGCGAAGGTCAGTTCGAGCGAGTTGAGGTTCGCCACATCGTCCGCGTCGTCCAGCGCACGGAACATGATCTCGCACTCGACGTTGCCGACCTTGAAGTAGTAGGTCTTCGTGGTGCGCATGTACTCACCGCACACCCCCGGTGGGAACCAGTCGAGGAAGGTCTTGATGGTGGTATCCTGAAGCTGGCGTGCCGTCTCGCGGACGACCGCCGCGCGGGTCTTCCTGATACCTTGGGCGTTAGGCTTTTGCAGGCTGGCCCTGCGCACGATCTCAAAGGAACAGGTTACGCTCTTCCCCGAACCTACCGGTCCCATGAGCGTGCGCATCTTGGAGTTATCCTCCATGAAGAGCTTGCCGGTGGGCGGCGGCGTGTAGTTGATCTCAAGTCCCATTGAGCAGGTCGATCCTATATTCGAGGCCGCGCTTGCGCGTCTTGATGATCCGTGTACGGAAGGACAGGTTGTTGTCCCTCAACTGGCTCTCGACTTCAGCGGCGGCAAGGGGTGACGTGAACACCGCACAACCACGGTCGTCAAATAGACTCAGCAGGCTCATGTTCGACAACGCGCATCTCCTGCGAGGTTCCACCGAGATTGATCGTGATCGACACACCACCAGTGCTTTCTGGCGCGTCACCCTTGACCTCCAGTCCTGCCCACTTGACGGTGGACTTGATCAGGTCGGCCTTGACGGCGGCGCTGACATCCGGGTGGTGGATGAGAGACCATGAGGTCGTGAGAAGTTCCTCGGCCTGTGCGCGTGCCTTCAGCCGGAAGGTGATGCCCTTCTCGCGGATTTCATCCCGGTAGTGCTTGACCTTCTTGTCGAACACCGGGTCCTTGGAGATGTCCGCGAGTTCGGAAGAGGACAGGCTATGCCGCGCAAGGATTTCCGGCAGGTCCTCGCCACTGCCCTCCAGCTTGAGGGCAATGTCAAAGCAGAGACGGTCGGTCCACTTGGTGTACTCGACGGGTGCGAACATGGGGAGGGAAGGTAACCTGCGGGTGCGGTAGTGTCAAGTCAGTGCGTTTTTGGAACGGCCGAGCCGGGGAAGTTGTAAGTTAATGTTAACAATGGTTTTTGGGGTCTTGCTTTGAGAGGTTGCCTACAAATGGGGGGCCGGTCGGATTTTCTTGTCCATGTACCCCCGGTGCCCTGCTTCCGCCGCGCCGCGCGGCGATTGCGCGGCGATTGCGCCTGCTCATTGGCAAGCGCCGAATTGCTTGGATTGCCACGCCGATTTGACAATCTGGTATGGATATGCCACATTGGAGTCACTGGAAAGCAGATGCCTTCCAGTGTCGGCAGGGCAATCCTGCCCTGCTGATTGACATCGTAAGGAGACTAAAATGTCCAAGGACAATTCCTCGAACGGCTCCACCGTCAAGAAGGCAATCGAGCCGATCACTTTCGTGATCGAGCTTACGGCAGATCGAGTGAACGAGAACGGCACGTTCTCGGGTATCAAGATCGGCTCCATCAAGTCCACGGTTAAGGACTTGTCTGGTCACCTTCGAGTGTCCTGCCCGCCAATGGGCGGCGGCAAGATGTTTCTGATCACCGACACCCTGAAGGGCGTCAAGGTGCTCGGAGAGATCGGGACGGCAAAGCCGGAAAAGAAGAAGTTGTTCTAACACCAACGGGTCCCGCCTCCGGGCGGGACCTACCTTCCTCAACCTCAACAAAGGACCAAGACCATGAGAAAGACCATTGCCGTGGAAATTTCCACGAAGCGCGGCACCCGCCGCGTCCTGCAAACCGTGTACGTCGAAGTGCGGGCGAGGAACATCGCTGAGTTCCTCAAGCGCATCCAGATGAGGCACAAGCTCAAGGCTCGAATTGTGGAAGGCTGACACCAACGGAGAGCGGGAATGGTCCCGCTCTCCAACTTCTTTGAAAGGACAGCACATGCTTCTGACCCTCGGGTTCTACCTCGTGTTCATCTGCACAGGATATCTCTGGGTGTTCCACTGGAACGATTGACCCTGACCCCTCTGGCTTCGGCTGGAGGGGTTTTTTGTTGCCTGCGTTTTGACCTGCCGCGCCTGTGGCGTTGGGGGGTTTTGCCCTCACTTCGTTCGGCCATACGTCGGGGGCCTATAGCTTGCCGTAAAAAGGTGAACTCTTAAGTCCTCTGGCTATCTTACAACCTAAGCCCCTTATGTAAACCCGATTATAACTTTACACTCAATGATTTCAAGCACTTAGCGCCAACTATCTGCGATTTGGGCTGTGCTAGATGTAAAATCTGTAGCTAACTTTACACGAACAAAGAGGGAATACTTTACAGTATAATTCCCGAAAGACCAATGAAACCAAGGACTTAGCAAAATACCAGAGCGTCTATCTATCTATACTATCTAACTATCTGTATATTATTAAGAGTCACTCACCTTTTTTTTTTCATATACTCTACTAAGACACTAGGACTTTACACTCCTAACCCGCCTCACCTTCCCAAGTTACCCCCACATTAACAGAAAAAACACAGATAGTTCAGATAGTACAGATAGCACCCAATAAAAACAAAGACTTACGCCTATCTGTCGCCTATCTAAAATCGCCCTGTTAGCTATCTGTTAACGGATAGTCGAGCCTTTCGGCATGTAAACTTAGCCTAACTTTACATCTAAAGTTTACACTTATGGGGGTGCGACGACGTGTCGCATCGACGCCGCGCCGGATTTGTGGGACGCTGTGCCACGGTCGATCAACGGCCTAAGGAGATACCAAATGGATAAGTTTACAGTAGAATACACAGATACCTTCGGTGGTGAGGCCAACTACGCTTGGGTCAAACGTGACACCTTCATGGTGGAACAGGGTACGCCCAATAGCTTCATCAAGGGCTTCGCCAAGGACCTGATGGGCATCAAGGGCGTTCGAGGCCGCTGGGAAGACTACGGCGACATGCTCAAGTTCACCCCTCGTGGTTCCTGCACCGTGTTGTTCGTAACATATTCTCAGGAGTAACCCAGATGGCTAACCAGACAGACTACAGCGACGAAGCCCTCGTCAAGTTCATCAGGGACCACGCCCTTCGGCATTACGCCGAAGGCGGATGGGACTATCTCGTTGAGTGTTGGGACGACGCCGCCATCCTTGGCGAGGTGAAGAACTGCCGCAGTGCGGATGCTGCTATCCGTAAGCTGCGCAAGACGCTGAAGGCAATGGATGATCACCGCAATGAGATCGTCGCAACAGGGGAGTGGTGATATGTGGGTACTCATAGCCTTTCTCAATGTGCACTATGCTGGTGGCCCCCTTGTGGTGGATTTCCGCAGCGAAGCTGCCTGTGTAGCGGCCAAAGCTGCCATTGAGGCCAAGCATTACTCGTTCGCTATGGAACGAGGCGATAGTTGGGTCATCTGCACCCCCAAGTTCATCAAGGATATCCCCAATGGCTAACCGTATCATCTACCGTGGTTCCAACCCCAATGGCAGGTCCGTGGTGGTTCGCCGCGACACTGAGTGGAACCAGTACATCGTCCAGTTCTTCGACGGTGAAACCTATCTCTTCAAGGCTGACGCCTATGTCACTGACCGGGTGGAAGCCTTCGACACTGCGCAACACTGGCTGAAAGGATAACCCATGTCATTCAGGATCATGGAGAACGGAACGCTGACGGACTGCCGTGAAGGTAGCGGCGAAGATGACTACGACATGACCGAGCCTAAGACCACGGTCTACATCCTCGACACCGAGCGGGAAACCCTGACCGAGAGGGACGAGAAGGATATCCGTGGTTACTTCGAGATGCGCTGTTACTGCCAGCGTGACTGCTGTGGTCATCGCACTGGTGGTGTTACCAGTATCAACAGGATGTACGGCAACCGCTACATCGTCACCGTGCATTCTGCACGAAACTTCTGAGGAGGATAACATCATGGTTAGAACCACCAAAGCTCAGCGCAAGGCCATCAAGCGGGTCTTCGACCGCGATGCCACACGGAACAGGATGCCGCCCAAGGCTACCTACCGTGATTTCCGTAAGCTCGTACAGCCCACGTTTGGCTGCGATGGCGCGGTGACCGTACCGTGGTGCGGCATGTGGCTGTGCATTGAGCGCGATGGCTATTGCCACAGCTAGGGAAACTCTACCGCCATCAGCATAAGCTGGTGGCGTTGGGGCAAGCCCGCCCAATGGAGGATAAATGGATCACAATCACTGGACCCGTGAGGAAATCTTCCTTGCTCGAAGGACCTTCGCCATTGCTGACGAGATCACAAGGCGAAGGTGGGAGCGCATTGGCTGGATGGCCTACTTCGCCATGCTGTCAGTGTCGCTCATCGTCACCCTTAACATTCTCTATGGAGTATAAGTTATGAAGCGAATTAACGGACGGCTGTCCCGTCCATATGTTCAGCGTAAGCTGCCGTTCAAGAACAGCAACGGTCAGCTTTATGCTGAGTGGGTTGGCCTTAACGGCATAGAGAACGGTGACGCTCGTTATGTGGTGTACTCCTATGGCACCCATTGGCCGCTGTTCGTCTATGTCTCGAAGGTGGATACATGGTTCGAGAACAAGGATAAATTCAGCCCAACAACATCCAAGCACCGGACGCAAACGCATCCGCACTGTAGCACCGTGTTGTTGAGTCCTGATCAGATCAGGCTCTTGGACAGGATGGGCTACAACTCTCTCGGTTATGAAAGGCTGACCAATGGATAAGCGCACCAAGGACGTGATGACCGATCTCATCGCCATGCTGGAGGTCTATGCTTCTGGTAAGACACATAACGACACACGGGGTCAGGCTCTCGCCACCCTGCGTGAAGCCCGTAAACTCATGGAGGAAACAAACAATGGCTAAACACAAGATCAAGACCTACACCCTCATGCTGCCCATGCACTGGGCCTCACCGCTCATCAACGGCGATGAGACGGGCCTTGAAGATGAGGATCAGGCTCAGCTTGAAGCCTTCGTCAACGATATGGTTAGAACCTACGGGTCCTGCCACTGTGTGGATGTATCGGAAGATACCGAGTTCATGCGGTGGCACGATGCCGCACAGTATGGCGTTCTCGCCTGTGATGTGGCGACCTTCACGTTCTTCGCATGAGGTGCGCTATGCTGGATAAGTTCAAGGTTGTAGCCATACAGCGTAACGACGAGTGGATGGATATCATCATGGTTGATACCTGCCGCAAGGCAGATCGGCGCGAGTGGCGGTTCAGCTTCGACACCCAGACCAAACACTACTACGCTACGCTATCTCGTGCCCTAGACGATGAAGCACCGTTTGACCGTAGTATTGGCCTACCAAAGGCTATGACAAATAAGCTGTGGTACTTGGCCGCGCCGCATATTGCCTTGGCCCGCATCAACGGTAAATTTTAAGGGAAACCTTTCCTACGCAGTCAGCGCAACTGGCGGCGTAGTGGGGGCAAGCCCGCCCAATGGAGATAACAAATGGATGATATCGTAAAGCGTATGGCTGATGCGAAGCGTGACCTCGAACATGCACAGGCCAAGCACGACAAGACCGTAAGGTTTCTCGAACGAGTTGCGTTCGTTCGGGGAGTTCTGGCGAACAGCGAGAACGATTTCCCCTTGGCTATCCTGACGCTCAAGAGCGCAATCCGTGGTGAACCTGAGATCATCGCGGATGCCGAGGTCTACAATTGGATGTCAAGGCATCAGGATGAAGCCCATGTGTTCATGGGTCTTGTCAGTGAGTTCCCGGTGAAGCTGGCCGAGTATCGCGCCAAGAACGGTAAGAGGAAATAAATCATGGATATCGAAATCAAATACGTCACCCTCGACGGCAAGCGCATTGCCTACACCAACCAGACCGAGTTCTTGGTGCAGGTGGGCAAGAACCGCAGTGCGTACCGCACTCGCTATCGCTTCATGGGGAACATCCATCAGGCGGTGTTGTACTACAAGGCCATCAACGTGGGGCTTGGGTATAAGAAAAGGCTCTATGTGCCGAGCTTCAACAAGCCCACCCTCGCCAAGATGGTGACGTGATGGACGACTGGGTCATCCATAGGGTGAATCTCAAGCCAAAGTATGCGGAGGTCATTGCCCATAGGAGTGGGCGCAGGGTCGTGCTGCTTTACGGCTATGCCACTGGCAGGCTGACCTCGTCGTTCAAAGCCGATGGTCTTACCGACCCCCGTGTATCACCCGCTGAACTCAAGGCGCTGAAGCCTCAGATACTGACGGCCATCGCTGTCAAGAAGATGGTTTTGTAGCCTTCGAGTACTCATTCAACGAGTTCTGCTGCCCCTGATATATCAGGGGCAGCGGCCCCCTGCGACACCGTGCCGCATCGACCGCCCCGGCTGGCCGTGCGACACTCCCGGCCCTCGACCAACCCAACCACTGCAACAAGGATATATACACCAATGCGTGCACCTCTTCTGATCGACACCCTCTGCTCCCTCATCCAGTCGGAGGTTAAGTCCTCCGCTGTCGTCGTCGGTATCCCCGGTGGCGGTAAGACCTCCATCATCAAGCAGGTCGCCAAGAAGCTCAACTACCAGTACCTCCAGCGTCACCTGCCCACCATGCCCGTCGAGGACCTTGGTGTGCCGATGGTTGACAAGCCGATGCTGTACTACAAGCTGCCCGACTGGTTCCCGGCCAAGGGGTCCAAGCACGACAACGATGTGCCGGGTATCCTGTGCTTCGATGACCGCAATCAGGCTGGCAACGATCTCCAGAAGGCTCTCGCCAACCTCGTTCAGGAGCGTGAGCTTCACGGTGTTCCCCTCGCTGACAACTGGTTCATCCTCTCGACGGGTAACCGTCAGGAGGACCGTGCTGGTGCCAACCGTGTGCTGAGCCACCTTGCTGACCGTGAGTACGAGTTCACCCTTGACACCCACCACACGGACTGGACCGCATGGGCCAGCGAGAACGGCGTTCGTCCCGAGGTGATCAGCTTCATCAACTTCAAGACGGCACTGCTGCACGATTTCGATCCGCAGCGTACCAAGAACGCCTCACCCCGTGGTTGGGCTGAGCGTGTCTCCCCGGCCCTTGACGTGGTGCCCAAGGAGGCCGAGCGCGAGGTGTTCATGGGCGCTGTTGGCGAGGGTCCTGCCACGGAGTTCACGGCCTTCCTCAAGATCGCCCGTAAGCTGCCCAACACTGACGTGGTGCTGATGAACCCCAAGACGGCTGACGTGCCCAATGACCCGGCCACGCTGTACGCTCTCGCTGGTTCCATCGCCCAGCGTGCCAGTGTCGGCAACTTTGAGCGGGTGTGCCAGTACGCTGAGCGTATGCCCCCTGAGTTCTCCGTCCTCATGGTCAGCATGGCGCTGCGGCGCGACAAGGAACTGCACAACACGGCTGCGCTCAGCAACTGGGTTGTCAAGCATCACGATGTGATGTTCTGATCTCTGTACGGGGGAGACAATGGTGTCTCCCCCTAACCTTCTACAAGGAACATATCTCATGCAACTCTCCGACCGCGCTCTCCTCGTCCAGTTGTCCATCTCCCAGTGGACCGCTCGAAAGCATGACAAGAAGGCCACACAGGAGGTGGCCCATGCTCATGGCGTCAACGCATCCGTTGGCCGCTATCACAAGTCCCTGCTCCCGGCGAATGACTACCTCGCCATGGTGCATCAGAAGGCGGGCTATATCCGCAACAAGTTCTACGAGAACACGCTGGCATGGGGCATCGAAGGCACCCAGTTGCTGCCCACTGCCAACTACCTGAACTTCATCAACGAGTTCCGCAAGGAGAAGGCCGAGTGGGAGACGCTCAAGAACCTGTTCGTCGCCAACTTCCCCACGCTGAAGGCCGACTCCAAGCGGTTCCTTGGTTCGCTGTACCGTGAGGAGGACTACCCCCACGAGAGCCAGATCGCGGCCAAGTTCAGGATGGATATGGCTGTGTTCCCCGTACCGTCCAACGATTTCCGGGTTCAGCTTGGCGGCGAGGAACTGGCGCGTATTCAGCAGGACGTGGAGCGCCGTGTGCAGGACGCCAGTGCTTCCGCAATGAAGGATGTATGGCAGCGGCTCTACGACAAGGTGGACCATCTTGTGGATAAGATGGTTAAGGTAGACGATCCCAAGTCACGTTTCCATGAGAGCAGCATCGAACACGTCAAGGACCTGTGCGAACTGCTGCCGCGCCTCAACTTCGCGGATGACCCCAACCTCGAAGCCATGCGCCATGAGGTCGAGCAAACCCTTCGCCTGTTGGGTATCGATATACCCCGGCACGCTGTCACTATGACAGATAAGGACGGGATGCACTGGGCAGAGATCAAACCCTATGACCAACTCTCCCGGCGCGAGAAGAAGGAACGCTGGGAGCGGTTCCGGCTGGAGGTCACCAAGCGACTGAGGGCCATGAAGTGATCGAAATCCCACTCGATTATCCCGGCAAGGAAGAGGCCAAGCTGATCTTCGCCAAGGTCATGCTGCTGGGCGTCGAGACGCCTATGCTGCGTGACGTTCCTTACTACCAGTGCCATGAGCAAGAACTGATGCTATACTGGCAGGCTTACCGAGAATATGTTCACAAGAAACTGACAGGAGCATACAATGAGCAATAGTCCAGACATGGACCTCGTCCACAAGATGGTGCCGGAACTCCTCTCACTACCACCGGACAATGCTACGGACGCCGAGGTCATCCTCGCCTTCGCCAAAGCTATAGCACTGCTGGCTTTCATGGTGGCAGACAGGCGTGGCAAGAACGCTGACGGGCTGATGAATGATATCATCGACTTGATCGAAGACTGCTACCGCAATCAGACCGTGGTGGTGGAGGAAGTTATCACAAATTGACGGACCCCGCGACGATCTGTCGCATCGACCTGCACGGCCCGCCGTGCGACAATCCCAGCCCTCGACAACACAAAGGATATTTACACCATGAACCTCGAACGTTTCATCAAGGACCTGTGCGACGAGCAGCTTAAGTTCCTCGTTGCGCACGAGGTATTCCACCCCATGTTCGAGCATATGTTCCGCCTCAACGGGCGTGACATTCGCAAGTGGAACCGTGCTGGTGACTACGTCATCAACCAGCTTCTGACCGACGAGAAGATCGGCAAGTTCATCGAAGGTGGACTGCTCAACAAGTCGATCTACGATGCTGGCAACGGCAGCACTGACGGTATCTATAACATCCTTGAGGATGGCGAAGGCGGCGACTTCAACGGTGGCCCCAACGATGGTGGTATCGGTCAGGATATCCAAGAGGCTGACGGCAGCGCCACTGATCAGGAACAGCAGATCGCTGATCTCAAGGTCACCGTGGCACAGGCAGCACAGGCCGCTCGTGCAGCAGGTAAGTTGTCTGCTGCACTCCAGCGTATCGTTGGTGAGTTCCTCCAACCCAAGGTGGACTGGCGCGATGTGCTGCGCCGCTTCGTGATGAAGGCCAAGACCGACGAGCGTACCTTCGCCCGTCCCAATCGTCGCTTCTTCACGCAGGGTATGTACCTGCCGTCTCGTACTGGCGAACGCCTTGGCGAGATGGTGGTTGCACTCGACTGCTCCGGTTCCATTGGCGACAAGGAACTCAACGAGTTCGCCGCCGAGCTTCGCGCCATCCACACTGACGGCGCACCGGAGAAGCTGCATGTGATTTACTTCCACCATGAGGTCTGCAAGTACGAGGTGTTCATGCCCGACGATGAGGTCGGCAAGCTCTCCTCCCCTGAGACTGGCGGCACTGCCTTCTCTCCGATCTTCGAGTACATCACCAGCAACGACATTCACCCTGTCGCTTGCGTGGTGCTGACCGATCTGTGCTGCTCCGACTTTGGCCCTGTGCCCGAGTACCCCGTACTCTGGGTCAGCAACTACAGCGACAGCGCCCCGTGGGGTGAAGTGGTGAAGATGTGATGGAGGTGATCGCACTGATGTCCTGCGCCCTAGCCCTGTTTTATTACTGGGAGTGGCGCAGGACGAGAGACGATCTCTACGCACTGCATGATGCGGTGTGCCGGGTTGGCCGAGGCGAAGCCGAGGTCGTGCAAGTTGATACACATTCATTCAAGATAGAGGATAACTGACATGACGGTTCGGATTTCCGACAAGCTGATCGGCCAAGTGGTCGAGACGATTACCAACCTCTACCGCAAGCGGTTCGAGGAGTTCGAGAGGCAGAGGCCTGTCGTTGGCGACAGGCTCTACGAACTCGCTTACGGTCCATATCTTTCCAGCATGGAAGCCATACCAGCCGGGTTCCTTCCCAAGGGCGATGTCATTGAGGTCAGCAAGGTTGGTGATCGCAAGATCGTTCTCCGGTTCCCGCTCTCCGGTAGGCGACTGGTTGGTATGTCGCACCCCAGTAATGAGAACATGACCGCTGATGACTATGGGCGGTTCATAGTTAACCGCACCCCCATGACCGAGGAGATCGTGGACGGTATCCTGTCGTGGCGCAAGCAGATCGATGACACCATGGAAATCCGCGAGAACGGGCAGAAGGCCGTGCGCGAAATCCTCAAGCGGTATGTGTCACTACCCCCGGCCATCAAGGCATTCCCTCCTCTGGTGGAGTTGTTACCAGCAGCGGCGCGAGGCAAGACCGATGTGCCGCAGCACAAGCTGACCAGCGCCGAGATGGAACTCAACCCCCATCTCAAGCAGTTGGCGACCGACATCGCACTCAGCAAGTTCCTCAACCGCTAAAGGAAACATACCATGGGTTACGATATCCACAGCTACGCCGACTGCGTCGAAGCGTTTACCACCGTGCGAAACCCCGTGCAGGGCAAGCCCCTGCACGGCAAGGGCGTGCGCCTGTTCAAAGATAGGGACGACAGCTTCCGCCTCACCATGCACGAACGGACCTTCGCACGGATCACCAAGGATGACGTGATCACCTTCACCATTGATACCGATACGTTCTTGCGTACCGTCTGCTCCAGCCTTGTTTATACCATGACCCGCTTTCTCCCCTTTGGCGTCTACCGTGTCGGGCAGGGCCGCTACCGCATTGGCTACCTCGTCAACTACAAATACCTCAAGGACCTGCCCGAGTATTTCGGCGGCATCCAGTTCAATCTGGAGACCCAGCAGTG